CTCTTGAAGATCCCCCGCCGTTGTTTCTTCTGCGCCTGCTGCCTGGAAGTAGACGAGGATGGCCTCGGGCTGGATCGGTTCAGTTTCCTCCTCCAGCTCCGGAGAGTTTGAGGACGGCGATGCGTCTGATGTGATCACAACCGGGTGCTGTTCATCCTGCACCTCTTTCGGTCTCTGTCTTGCCACAACAACCGTCACGGCGATGATCACCAGGAGAGCAGAGGCGCCTGCTGCCATGAGCTTGCGGCGGCGGATGATTGCCTTGCGCCTGGATTGCTTTCGTGCTATGATTGTTGTGGACTTCCTCTGAGTTGTGGGCTCCGAGATGTCCTTGAAAGCGTTCGGCTGTGCAGGCCGGGCGCTTTCTTTAACTTCTAAGATCTCTATCATGCTTTCTCCCTCTTTCTTTTTTCCACTTTCTAAACTCTGACGCGATTGCAGGATCCTCGAAAGTTCTGCGCACTGCGTCAAGCAGAGTGACAGCTGCACGATCTGAGACCTGCGCGGGCAAAACAGTCAGGTCGATATATGGGCGGCTGTGCGGTTTCGTTGTCGTCTGCATGGTTCTCCTCCTTGGTTTTCCGGTCATTGCTTTCGGTTGCTTCCTGGCAGTCACACGACTCTCCAGGATCTAAGGCCGCGCCGCAGAACGGGCACGAGTAGTAGTCGCTAAAGTATTTCATTTTCTCCTCCTTTTCGTTTCCGGAGACGCTTCTCAAAAGCGTGCTCCCATTTCTTCCGGACTCTGTACCGTCCGTGTGTGTATTGATGCCGCTGTCTTGGTGTGGCCACTGCTTCGAGTTCTCTTTGGTGTTCTAAGTAGGCCGCCAGCTCCGGCATGATGTCGCTGATGCTTTGAGCTATTTGCTGGAGCGCTGGAGCGAGTTTCTCGACCACCTGCTGCATCACTTTTACAAAGTTATCCACAACAGTGTGCACAGATTCGCCGATACTTTCGGCTGCCTTTTGCAGGCTCTCAAGTTGCTCAGGTGTCAGTTCAGGAAGCTCGAGTTGTTCAGGTGTCAGCTCAGGGAGCTTCTGGTTGTTGATCTGCTCGTTCATGTTATGCCTCCCTCATTGAAGTCATGCCAGGCACCGCGTTGGGTGAGTATAAGTATTCGAGGGTTGTCTGTGGAAAATATCTGTCGCGGATCACGAGTGCCTTGCCGAACGGGATCTCTGTTTTGCCTCTGAGCCAGTTGCGGATAGTGTCCGGAGACTTTTCTGCGACTGCTGCAAGGTCTTTTTCAGTGATTCCGATGCGAGCCATCTCTGCCACGAGGTTTGGGTATGCCATAAATTTGCCTCCTTTCTTAGTTGATGCGGTCGCCGTATGAGTAGACGACCATGCTGACCTTGTTGGTTTTCTCGTCAAAGTATCCATAGTTTTCGATGCCATCGAAGCCGATGATCTCGCGCACGATGTAGCTGATGGTTTTCGTCTCGCTTGCTGATCCGCTCGGTCTCCATAAATCTTTGAGCAGCTGGATGATGCCCTGCCTGCCGGTTGCATAGTTGCTCAGATCAAACTGGAAAGCCTCGAGCGCTTTCATCAGCTCCGGATCTTGTCCGTTTGCTTCCTCCAGGATCGCGGTCATTTCATTCACGCCGATCATAATGTGGTAGATGGTCTTGACCTCCTGCTTTGTTACTGTTGCCATATTTTTGTTGTATGTGTTCATTTTGTGACCTCCTTGGTTTGGTTTTGTGGGCTCCGCTTTCCACTCCACTGGAAAGCCATGCCTATAATATAATCCAGCCCACTGGAATTTGCAAGGCTTTTTTATAAAAATATTCTTGTGTGGTGGAATAATTTATTGATAAACGCCCATTTTTTCTGTATAATCGGGAGGAAAAGGAGGTGATAGTATGAGGGAAAAAATAGTCCGGTACCTTGAGGAAAACAAGATCACCGCCATGGAGCTTTCACGCCGGAGTGGTGTCAAAAAATCAACCGTTTACAATTTGATCAACGGCGACGCTGATCCGATGGAGCTCGGCATTTCCAAAGTGTTGGCACTGGCCAGCGCCATGGGTATGACAGCCGAGGAGCTCTACGGTCTGCCACCCGTTGAAAACTCGGAGCCCACACCTGAGAAGATGCCCGTCAATGATTCGGAGCTTGAGCTTTTGGAATTGTATCGAAACGCCACACCAGAAGCCCGCAGCACTGTCGTCAATGTCCTGCGATGTAATCAGCGCGTGAAAAAAGAAGCGGCAATCTCTTAGTCGTGGACTTTACCATTTAGGAGGTGATTCTATGGCAAAAATTGAAACGCTGCCGAGTGTTATCGATATTATGGAACAGGCTGATGATTCTGCTCAAAAAGCTCTGCAGACTCTTTTGAAAAATTCACTTTATAAGAAAAAACAAAAGACCGAGCCTGCTGCCGTCGAGCAGCTGGAGGATCTCGGTCTTGTTTCCATGGTTGAGGGCTCCGCTGTTTTTTCTCCGGAGCTTGATGCCTGCAAGAAAAAGGTCTACACCTATTTGATGCGAAAGTTCGAGGATCAGCAGTATTATGACGAGGAGATGGAGCCACACACCATACCGCACGGTGCTCAGATGGTGGCCAGTGTCTCTCTTTCCGGTTCTGAGCTCCGCGTTGAGTTTCCGGATGATGATGTGACCGCCTTGCTTGATGCTCACGGTGTCAACCGTTGCAGGGGGTGGAAGCTGTGAAAAAGAAAAAGGAGACCGCTGCCGGATCCGTTCCGGCTGTGATCTATGCCAGATATTCAAGCAGCGGCCAGCGTGAGGAGTCCATTGAGGGACAGCTGAGAGACTGCCGGGAGTATGCCAAAAAGAACGGCCTGCTCGTTGTTGGTGAGTATATTGACAAAGCTCTCACCGGCAGGACAGACAAGCGTCCGGACTTCCAGAGGATGCTCAGGGATTCCGATCGCGGAGCTTTCAAGGTCGTGATCTGCTGGAAGATGGACCGCTTTGCCCGCAACCGGTACGACTCGGCCATGTATAAATACAAGCTAAAAAAGAGCGGCGTCCGCCTGGTTTATGCCATGGAGTCCATCCCGGAGGGACCTGAGGGGATCATCCTCGAGAGCGTCATGGAGGGATATGCTGAGTACTACTCCGAAAACTTGAGCCAGAACGTCAAGCGCGGATATTATGACAGCGCCCTGGAGCTCAAAACGCTCGGGCAGACTGTCCTGGGATATAGAAAAGGCGCCGACGGTCGTTTTGAGATAGATCCGGCCACCGCTCCGGTCGTCCGGAGGATCTTCGAGGAGTATGCTGCCGGAGAGCGTGCCAAAGACATCTACGAGAGGCTCAACGAGGAGGGGTATCGCACCACCCGTGGTGGAAAATTCAACAAAAACAGCATCCGGAGGATCCTGCAAAATGAAAAGTACGTGGGCGTCTATGAGTTCAAAGACATCCGCGTCGAAAATGGGATCCCGGCCATTGTGAGCCGTGAGCTATTTGAGGAGTGTGGAAAAATGGTAGAGAAACACCACCGGGCGCCTGCTGCAAAGCGTGACGAGTCTTTCCTGCTCACCACGAAGATCTTCTGCGGAGAGTGTGGCGAGCCGATGACCGGAGACGCTGGTACCAGCAAAAGCGGTGCCGTGCATTATTACTATATTTGCAACGGCAGGCGACGCCATACGTGCAAAAAGGAGCGCGTGCGAAAGAACGAGATCGAGGAGGCAGTGGTTTCCGAGCTTGTGCAGCTGATTCACTCCGATGATTTTATTGAAAAGGTAGCAGATCTTGCGATGGAATACCAGGAGCGAGAAAAGGACACGAGCGCACTCAAAGCACTCGAAGCCCGTCAAAAAGACATAGAAAAGAAGATCGAGAACGTCCTCAGAGCCATCGAGGACGGCATTGTGACCGCATCCACAAAGACGAGGCTCATGGAGTTGGAAGCCGAGCGGGCTGACATTGAAAAAGGGATAGCCAAAGAGCTGATAGCGACGCCGGAGCTCGACCGTGATCAGATTGTTTTCTTTTTGGAGAGATTCCGGGACGGCGATGCAAAGGATGAGCAGTACCGGGAGTTCTTGGTTGACACGTTCCTGCAGGCCGTTTTCGTTTACGATGACCGCCTTGTGATCACGCTCAATTATTCCGGCCAAAATAACAAAGTCACGAAGTCACTCGCGGACAAAGCCGCCAGCGGTGAGGGTTCCGGGTGTTCGTGTTTGGCGCCATCCGGCGCACTCAATGGCGCAGATTTGAACACCGCGCCGATCCGGATCTTCTGGATCCAAAAGGTGATCGGAGTGGTCGCGCCGTATGATCGAAAGATTCAAGAGCAAAAGAAAAGAGCCAGGGTATAACGCCCTGGCTCTTTTGTTGCTATTCTTTTTCCGGTGTCTTGGTTTCTCTGACCGTCTGCTCGATTTTGGTATTGAGCCAGAGATCGAAGTTGCCGTACTCCTCGGCGATGATCTTCTGAGTCTGTTCGTCGATCATGTTGCGAGCTTCTGACTTTGCCATCTCGAAAGCCTTGCTCTGCGCTTCCGGCGTAAAGGATCCGGAGCGTTTCAAGCTGTCCACATAGGTCTGCATGACGTAAATGACAGCCTGCTCGACCGTTCCGATGGCTTCGAGGATGATCTTGCGGAGAGCTTCGTCCTCCACCTCCATCGCCTTATTTTTGAGAAGTGCAGCGGCCCAGCGCAAAGCATACGCCAAAAGTGGTACCACGACGGCCAAAATGACCGCGAGGATGATCTTTCCCATGAGTTCGTCCATGCCTTTGTCCTCCTTATTTCAGATACTTCGATGACGCAAAGCCGGTGTACTGCTTGCCGTTCTTGTCCGTATAGATGCCGTAAAGCCAGGCGGTACCGTTGACTTTGGTGTAATATCCGTAGCATCTGAAAGATGCGCCGGACGGCATTGCGACAAGGATCACTGTGTCAGCTGTTCCGGGTGCGTTCCTGAGGTTGAGGCCGGTGGTTGTCTTATACGCCTTGTTGTAGCTTGCTGACTTCGACTTTGCTGCTGCGATCTTAACAGATCCGCCGGTGTGGGAAGTGTCCGGCCTATCGTTTCCATCCACTACGATGACTGTGTGCCCCTGCGTGCAGGTTACCAGGACGTCGCCCGTCATGAGGTTGGTGCCTGCTGTGTATTTTTTGTGGGTTTCAAAAAGCCCGGTAGCTTCGAGCGTTGTCACCTCATTGGCGGTTGTGAAGTTCCCCGGGTCTTTTCCGGTCGCCTCTTTGATGCAGGCGCGAACAAGGCTGCTGCAGTCTGCCTCGGTCTTGGCCGTCGCATTGATGCCGTTATTGATCACGCCGAGGCGGTTGCCCTGGTCGTAGCCGATGTTGATGTTGTTGCAAGCTGTGAGCATACGCTCTGCGATCTTCGCCGCGTGTGCTGCTTTCTTAGGGCGCAGGATATACCAGCCCTTACTTGCCACATAGAAGCTCTGCAGGGATACTTCGCCGGAGTAGTCCGGTGCGTTTTTCTGCTTCTGATCACCAGCAGAGCCGCCGCGTGCGTTTCCTTTTTCGTCTATTCTTGCTGATCCGATGATTATGCTCATTTTAGCCCTCCATTTCTTCCGGTTCTTCGCTTTCCGGATTCTGTTCATCGAGTTCGAGTTTTTTCCTCCATGCGTCGAGCTTGATCTGGTTCTCTGCCTTGGCTTTCCAAAAATAAAAGCCGGTGGCAGCCGAAAGCTCTGCGAAGATGCCGGGGATGATGTACGCCAAAGGCGACGTATCCCCGGTTCTCCACATAATCACAAAAGAGGATATGACAATCACGGCAGCGGCAAAAGCCACCACCGTGAGTATCACCTTTGAAAATTCCACTTTTTTCTTCTTTTTCATGGTCGTCCTCCTTACATTCCCAGATGGGTGAAGATAAAGCCGACCACGATGCCGATGATGGCCGTTATAACGTAGCCCACCACCTGGCGCCACATTTTACCGTCGCGGCTTTCGAGTTCTTCGATCTTTTCGCCCTGTCGGGCCTGTTCTTTGACCATGTTCTCGATTGAGACCGCCAGCTTTTCGACGGATGTCGTCAGCTGTCCGATTTCTTTCACCGTCTGCTCAAGATTCTCGATGCGGTGGTTCTGTCTGTTGTTTTCCTCCTCGATCCTGCGCATTGCCTCATTGTGCAATTCCATTGTTACCGGTTCGCTCATTTTCCTGCCTCCTTTCGTCGTTTATTCCTCCAGCTTTGCGCTGAGGGTTGCAGCAGTCTTTAGACTGTTGGCGATAGGACAGCTTTCAAACTCTTCGACCGTCATGTACTGCATGAGGAGAGAAAACTGCTCGTCGATGATTCCACTCATGAGATGGATCACCTCGGACTGCTGATAGACGAGTTTCTCAAGCCTGCCGATTGTGTTCATATCGCCCATGGTCGCCCTCCGTTCTATTCATCCGCAGCGGCAAGCTCCTCCTCGAGTTCGTTGATGCGCTCGCGGTAGCTTTTGCGGAGTTCTTTCATCTCCTCATAGTCTGCGTCAGAGATCTCACCCTCTGAGTGCTTGATTGCCTGGTAGTCCGTGTTGCTCAGGAGCTGCTTGTAGGCGTTGATTTCGCCCTGGATCTCCTGGCTCGGTCTTGTTGTTTTCTTTGCCATTTTCTTGTCCTCCTTTTGGATTGGTTATTTGTTGACCGCCTATCCAGTTTTCAATAAATAGGCGATTAAAAAGAGCATCCATGCTCTTGACGGTCCGATATGCGTCGCGGTGGCTCATGGATCCGCGCCAGCTGGCGTATGATGTCCGGATGTTCTCAAAAGTAAGAACGCCCGCCTCCAGGAGCTTCGCTTGCTTTTTCAGTTTTCTGCGTTCGCGTGTGATTGCATCCCTGCAGGGCTTCTTGATGATGTGACCGCTGTCTGTGATATAAAAGCGGGTTTTCAAGTACGTGAAGCCATGGCGCAGGTCGCAGATTTTCGTCTTTTTCTCGTTGATTATGATGCCATACCTGGCATATACCTCCCGGAGCTTTTCAAGGCACTCCCTGAGGTATTCCACATCCTCGTGGATCAGATAGCTGTCGTCCATATAGGCGCCGTATCCTTTTATCCGGAGCACTTCCTTGGCAAAGTGATCCGACGGGCTCCTGAGTGCGACCGCGTTGATCTGGCTGGTCTCTGATCCGAGACCGAGGCCGATGTCTCCGAAAGCATAAATAAACGACAGTCCGAGAGCTCGGAGCCTGTCGTCATAAAATGCCGCCCGGTAGATCTTTTCGAGTGCTGCATGGTCCGCCTGGCCAAAATAATCACTAAAATCGATCAAAAGGATCCCGCCGGTGCGTCCATGCCTGTGGATATGCCTCACCAGGTGGATCGTCATGCGATCGAGTGCAAACTGCGTGCCTTTTCCTCTTTGACTGGCTCCGTTGTCATAGATCAGGGAGTTCGTCAAAATCGGATAGAGGGCGTTCCTGCAGATGCTTTTCTGGACTACTCGCTCAGAAAAATGCACGCTTTTGATGTGCCTGAGCTTTCCGCGTTCCATAAGATCAAAGCAGATAAATCCCTTTCGGATGTCTCTGCCTTTTAACAAGTCCCGGTGTGTCCGGTATATGTTGAGCATCCGCGTGTAGTTGTAACGCTGGACGCTTGCTTTCCAGGCGACGCCGACCTGTGCCTCGTCTGCAGCTTTATTCAACGAGTTGAGAGATGCAACGCGATCAAAGTCATCGTACTCCGACAGCTTTGCCCGGCGCTTTGCATCTCTGGACGCTTTTCGGCGCAGGTATCGGCGCTCGCGTCGTTCTTCGCTTGTCATTTCTCCGTGTTCCTTTGTTAAATTAAAAAACAGTCACCGGGCACGGCTTAGCGCGTTACTGTAACCGCATAGGATGCAGGCATGAAACAAAAGGCTCTCGCGCTCCCTTTTGCCATGCAAGAAGCGTCCGCCTGCTCTCGTCCCGGTTCTTATTTACGCCTCAAAGGGCGAGGGATGACCGCTCCTTCCACCCACTTGGCACGGCTTTCGGCTCTTTTGGAGCTTACTCGATCTGGCTCTATTGCGTGGGATCAGACGGGCACGCAGATCGCGTTGGACGCGTTGTTGTTGTTGGAGTTCCCGTTGTTGTTGACATTCACGACGTTCGTCGAGTTGCCGGAGTTAGCCGAAGCAGTCCACCAGTTGGCCCGAGCACCACATAACAGCAGTCATCCCGTTGATTTATTTGTTTTTCCCTTTTCCTCCGACCGGTATCACTTTGTCGTTGTCTCTATGGCGCATCGCGAGCCCGATCTCTTTGTCGAGAAGCTCAAGGATGTCGGCCATGGATGCAGACGTTGCGGACGGGATCACGTTCTGCGCTCGTGCCAGCTTCCGGTCGAGTTGTTTGCAGGCTGTGATCGTCATCCTCCAGTAGTCCCGGCGCCTGTCGATGTGTTTTTCATCCGGCCAGGTCTCGTTTGCCGCGATTGCGCAGTCGCTGATCTTGTCAGCTGCTTCCACCAGTGGGACGCCCACGAGTTGCCTCCATCTTTTCGGGATCCGCTTTTCGTTCATGACGTAGAGCGTCACTGCATCCTGGAGACGTGCCGCGACATCCACCGGATCGAAGTGTGTCTGCTTTCTGTTTCTTGCATAGACTCCACTCATCGTGTACCTCCGGTGTTATGCAGGGGCGCAGAGGCCCCTGCTATTTGTGCATTGCATTGGTCGCTTACGCTTCCATAGTTCGGAAACAGACGGGCACGCAGATCGCGTAGGACGCGAGGTAGCTGTTGGAGTACCCGTAGTTGTCGACATACACGACGCTCGTCGAGTAGCCGGAGTAAGCCGAAGCAGTCCACCAGTGGGCCCGAGCACCACCCGGGCCAACACCTTTCATACGATGCTCATAGCTGTTGGCAAAGATTGGATACTGAACAGCCTGACCGTTGCCGTAGCCCTTGGTTGACCATACGAGGCAGTCAAAGATCTCAGTCTCAAGAGGCACCCAGAGCTTGTCGAAGTCCTGCCACGCCCACGAGTTGTCGTCCGTAAGAGTTGCGCCGCTCTGATAACGAGATGGCGCGAGGATTCTCTTTGCCTTGATGACGTTCTTGAGCTTTGCATCCAAAAGCGGGTAAAGTGTGCCGTCGAGCCAGCTCTTGAGGTTTGAGGCAAGAAACGGGCTTGGACTGTTGGCGTTGCCGTTGTTGTTATTTGTTGTGTTAAACTGCACCGTCTGGCTGTAGCAATCGCGAGTGATCCAGTCGATGTGGTAGCCGACTTCGTGACCAGTGTCTCCGGTTCTTCTGTAGGTGTTTATACCTGCAATCTCTGCAAGATGATTCTCGGCACCGACTTTGATCGGAATATAATCGCCGACGCGCAAGCCGCTCACATTATGAGCGTTGAGCCTTGCCTGGATCCACGCCCACTCGTCTGAGTAGTTTGCAATCTCATCGGCAAAAATGACCGTCAAGTCTCTGCCCGGGAGCATGATGCGGTTGATCCCGTCCCATGCCGCCTCTGTCTCTGCTGCCTGAGCAGTCTCAAAGGCTGCCTCTTTTGCAACCTGATCGGCAAGGTCGTCCGCGAGAGCATAAGCTCCGGCACCTGCCTCGATGGTCACGTTCGCAGAGTTGTCAACCGTTGCGTAGTATTCCTGGATGATGGTTGTCGGTGTGAGTCCATTGTATGGCGGCATATAGTCAGCGACCTGAGCCACCGAGATGGAATAGAGCACCGGTACCGCATCGGGATCGAGTGCGTCCGTTGCATAAAGTCCGACCTCTCTGACGTAGTAACCAGCCAGGAGCTCCTCGTTGTCAAGTGCTGCCGTGAGGTGCACGCTTGTGTCGGATTCCACCACAATGCTGGAAAAAGCGACGCTCTGCTTCTGACTTTTGAGAGCTGTCCGCTGCTGCAATGCTGAGACAGCACGCTCGCCCTCTGTGTATTCACCATCACCGGCGACCAGTGTGGTAAATTCGATCTTTGCGGTGCCTGCCAGGGCGGCGGCAAGCAGCGCAGCTCCGTCGTTTGTCATGACGGCTGCATAAAATTGAGCCATTTTGTTGTCCTCCTTTGTTTGGTTTTTATCTTATTGTGTTTCGGATCCGAGGCGGAGCTGCCACGGTACCCGTGTTCACCGTTTGAGTGAGGGTTCTTTCGAGAGTGTAGCCCTCGATGATGATGTTCTTGGTGTGCGCCTGCTGCCCGACAGCTGCATACATATCCAGCTGTCTGATGGTGTAGTTGCGGACAGAGCCCTCAAGGATCACGTTGGTGATGTAGGAGCGCGTGGCGCATCCTGCATATAGCCGCTGGTCGATGCGTCTGGCGACGCTGATCGCCTCAATGTGGGAGCGGGCATTTTTTACCCTGGCGATCATATTGAGGATCTGCTGGATGCCTCCAGGTGTGAGGGTGGCGTTTGTCAAAATCTTAAAATAATAAGGATCCCCGCCATACTCGAACCACTCAGTCACCTCACCGATGCCAAAAGCGGCGATGGCCAGCTGTTCAACCGCCCATTTTGTGCCGCGCTTTTCCATGATGGCGCCCGCCATTTTGATGGTGCGGATCTTTTGATCACGCTCCCAGGATGACACCCACCAGTCAATGCCGAGCTCCCAGGCGGTCTCGTCCAGTTCCTCGTCTGTGAGGTTTTCGAGTTGGTCCCAGACTCGTGGTGTTTTCACACGTTCGCCCGGCGCCTTGAAAAGCTCGTCCATTGCGGAACTGAGTGCGATGTTTGCCTCGTCCGTCCGCATCCAGTTAGGCAGGAGCTTGAGCATTTCAGGCTTGTCTATTTTCATTCCCATAGGCCGCCTCCTTTACTCGCTGGTTGTCAGCTGATGAGAGACGGTCAAATTTCCGGAAAACTGTGCGACAGTTGTCTCGTCCATGTCTGTAAATACCGGCTTGACGATGTTCACGCGGACAGCTCCGACAAGATCCTCGGCCCAGTCAGGCGCAAGGATCAGCTTGCGCAGGTAGTCCGGGTTGATGTCACGGTTGAGGCTTGAGCCCTGCCAGTAGATGTACTTGTCAATGGCTCCGCCATCTCCCTCGATGGTGCTCACGCAGGCGCTCTCGTCTGCCTCTGTTGTGTAGTAGACGAGCTCGATGTCATACTGCTGCACCGTTGGAGCTTCGACCGTCACCTGATCCGTGAGAGGTCTCACGTCATCAGCTGAGCAGGATGCCAGCACCTTTGCCAGGATGTCATCGGATGGCATAACGCCGCCGTAGCAGATCGGCACGATCTTGACCACTCCGGGAGATGGTGAGGAGACGTAAGCATCCGCCACGGATGCGTCTGCACTCATGGCCCAGAAGCGGTAGGCGTTTGGTGGACCAGCAACCGACAAAGTGGATCCGGAGAGCCGGATCCTGTCACGGTATGCATCGTCTGTTTCCTCGTCTGATCCTCCGTGCGTCTTGACTGTATTGGTCACGGTATCGATGCTCGGTACCATGTCAACCAGCACGTTGATTGCACCGGCAAGGATGTCGTTCGCCTGGCTTCCTCCCTCGGTAGCTTTTACTGCTACATCGACATAGGATTCACCAGCAGGGAGCACCGCCGTCGCTGTGGTGGCGAAGTAGTTCAAGTAGTCGCTTGTGACTCTTGTGCCTGCCGGTATGATGATATTTGAGCCGATCGGTGTGTTTACTCCGAAACGCTCAACGGTTTCGGCTGCGACTGCTGCCTCTCGTGTTACCCCTCGGTTTTCTCCCAGGGCGTCAAGTACTTCGCCGCGTGCATATCTGAGCATCTTCTGGCGGCAGGCGTCGTTGACGCTTGAGTAGACTGCCACAACCAAAGGCACCAAAGCCTCGCCGAAGATCCTGCGCTCATCGCCTGGGTATAATTCCTCGGAGCATCCGTCCTCGAGCGCGCTGATCACGGTCTCGTAGATCTCCGAGGGTTTCACTTCGATAAAATTGAGATCACTCATTTACTCGTCCTCCTCGGTGTTTATAGTCAGATCGGCCACGAGGCCGAAGTCGTCCGGCTCATCCGTTTCGGTCACGCTGATGCTGTTGACCTCCACGCGTGGCTCGTATGTCTCAAGAAGCCACTCGGCGTCTGCTGCCATTCCTGCGCCAGCTGATGCGGCTGGAGTGTCAACAAGTCCGCCGTCGATGCCCTTGATCCGCTCATAAGGGACGGAAAAGCGAGGAGTCTTGAGGAGATTGTCGGCGCACTGCTGTGGCGCTCCATTTCCTGATGCCATCATAGCCATCCCTCCTTACTTTTTCCGGGCCTTTTTGTCTGCTTTTGATGCAGTCGCCCGGCTGTTTCTTTTCTTTTGTTTCTGGTTCTTTTCCTCAAAGCTCAGACTGATCTCGGCGGTGCGGAAGCGTCCGAAGTCGTCCTGCGTTACGGATCCGAGGGACACGCTTTGCAAGATCAGCGGATTGCTCCACCACTTCTCGCCGTGGATGTATAAATAGTTGGCCGTGTCGATGAGCTTGCGCCATGCGTAGTACTCCTCCTCTGGGTTTACTCCGGCGGCAGCATTGCAGGTGATGGAAAAGCTCACCTTTTCGAGCTCGGTCGTTGTCTTTTTGCTTTTTGAGTCGTCGGCTTTCTTTTCTGCTGATGTTGAAAAGCCTTTGAACGGGTTTACTTTTTTGGTGCTCACCTCGAAAGTGCGGGAGCCCCAGCGTCCCATTGTTGCCATGGGCTCACCTCCTTAAATTTTCGCTAAAATCACTCCGGTGCAGTCACTAAAACCAGCAAAAGCGACGGTATCCCCTTTCTGGATCCGTCGCTCGTCTGCAATATTCAGGAGCGCCGTCTTGAGACTCGCGTCCGACGTGGCGTTTGCCATGGTTTCATAGTCGTCAACGAGTAGGTGAGGCGGGATCGTATAGAAGCCGCTCACGGCGTCGATGTCGTCCATCGGTGCCACTCTTGCCTTGTTCCCCTCAATGCTGAGGACGGTGCCTTTGTGTACCATCTTTGCGCCCCTCCTTTTTCGGTGGTGTTTCTCTGCATACATCGAAAAAACCGCAGGAGAGACAACCGCCGTGGCAGTCTTTTCCGGGTGTGAGTTGCCAGCGGATCCTCTGCAGCGTGTCTTTGATCGCGTAGCCCAGGATCCGGGCGACCTGTTTGATGTATGGGTGTTTGTCTTTTGGGTATATCATTTAATAGCCCTCCAGCGGCCGCCTCAAGAAGATGACCGTCTGGTCGTTGTGCCATTCGTGCCGGATCCGGTACGCGTAGAGCGTGCCGCTCCATCCTGCAGGTTTTTCTCCGGAGAGTGTCATCGTGATCCCTGCCGTCAGTTCCGGGATGATCTTCGTGGTGACGGATAGGGTGGCGGTGTTTTTGTTTGCGTATCGCAGGTGCCCCTTTGCGGCTCTCGTCGCCTCTGCTGAGCTTGGCGTTTTCACTGATTGGATTGACAGCTCGTTCGAGTTGGATGTGTCTGCGGTAAAGGTCCCGGTCACGGATCCGGCTTTGACTGTTGCCTTGCCGTAGGCCGTGTTGGATTGATCAACGCAGTCGTATGTTGTGCCCTCCATGTCAAGCTCAAAGCTCGGCGCCTGGCTTTCAAGTTGTGGCTCGCTCATCATGATGATGCGGCCATTGTAGAACACGAGCACGGCGCTTTCTTGCTTTGCAAGATCTCCCAGGAGAGCCACGTCGCTTTGATTCTTTTCGAGCTGCTTGGTGTCATAAAAGACATCATCCATCTGCATGAGCTCGAAGCTCAGCCCATTCCTTTTGGCCAGTTCCTTGCCGATCTGGGAGAGGTAGACCTTTTCCCAGCTCTTTGACTGCGTTGCTGAGGCGGATGCGGATGTCGGCATAGGGCTCGCGTATATTGTGGTGACTTTTTTCTCAATGTCGAAGTCGTACACGTAGAGCTTGCCGGTGCTTGCTCCGTCTCTTTTGTATTCAACCTTGTCGCCGACTTGCGGGCGCCAGTTTTGCCAGCCGTCGCCCTTTGTTGAAAATTCCAGGCGCAGCGTGTCCGCCTGGGTGCAGTCGGTGATGGTGTCGTATGTTGCAATGGAGATCTCCACGGCGTCGGTGATGTCTTTGCCCTCGTAGATTAACTTCTCGGCCATTTTCTCACCTCCTCCATGGAGCCTTTGTCTCGGTTGTCTCAGGCTCGTCGATGATCGGGATGATCAGCTTGACGCCGCCCTCAAAAACAACCACGTCCGCATAGTCGGGGTTGGCTTCGATGATATAGTTCGCCAGCTTTTCCTCGTCATAATAGCGGAGAGAGAGGAGGTCGAACGTGTCGCCCTCCCTGGTTGTGTATGTGTAGTATTTTGATTTAGCCATAAGCTACGCGCCCCCTCCTTGTGGTCCAGGCTGTCAGCCAGTCCATAAACTCGTCGGCGTGTTGTCTCAGCTGCTGCATGATGTCGCCGGATCCTGCCTCCTGCATATTGACCACCGGGTTGTACTGCATACCCGAAAAATCGTAGATCGTTGTGGATCCCTCGGTCGTAAGTCCTGCAAGAGAGAAGTCGTCCAGGTTCAAGAGCTCGCCAGCCAGTGCACTCGCAGTGCCTTGGCCGTATAGTCCGAGCATCCGGCCAGCTTCCGCCCAGTATCCAACATTGTCGCGGCGGTATGCTTTGTTGAAGCTGATGACCGCCTCGGTGCCAGCCTCGCCCGCGATGCTCAAGCCGTCCGTAAATCCACCACATGCAAG